ATTCAATGTTCAAGTCATAGATGTAACCCTTAAACATCGCAGCCGTTCCAGCCGAACCACCATAAACCTCAATCTCTCGACGTGGAGCAATACCCAAGTCCCCCTGATACCAAGGTGAGTCTGTGTTCAACGGGTCGAATGACCTGCTAGATGCGCGGTCATCAGCGAGGATGGCAAGTGTTCCGGTATTGAATGTGTCTAGCTGGTTGGTGCGTCCACGATTGATCGTGATGTTCTGAACATACTCAGTAATATCTACAAACTCTGTCGAACCTTCAAGGGTGTCAACCCCGTCAAGAAGGCTGGAATCTAGTTTGAAGATGTTGGTCTTGAACCCGACATCCAAATTGACCTTAAGGGTTTCCCCCCACACCGCCTGCCTAGACATTAGAAGATAGAACCGATAGAACCAAACGAGAACTGTCCACCGGTGAAGTTTAAGTATTCCTTCAAATACTGCTCAATCTCCTGACCGACCTCAATTCCACTAGCACCCAACCCAGCGTTCACCTCGATATTCACATTCGGCATACCAAAAGCACCACCAGGTTGATACACGCCACTATTAGCCAAGGTTTGTGCGCCAGTAGTCATAGCCATCGGGTTAGGCATCCCACCCAAAATCTTTGGGTACTTCTTAATCAAATCAACTGTCGCCTGCAAGGAAGCATTGAACTCTTCCTGAGCGTTCTTTGTATTTGTGACCGCCTCTTCCCAAGCCTCATATGCTGAGACCTGTTGACGAGTCGCATCCTCAACATCACGCAACGCCTGGTCGTAAAGAATGGAACCAACAGTCGCACCGAAGATCGCATCATTAAGCAATCGTTGCTGGTCATTCAATTCCTTAGTCGACTCAGTTTGTGAATCGGTAGCATCCGCAACTGACAACTTCGCCTCAGCCAAGTTAATCTCAGCACGACGAATATCCATCGCAGACGACTCAGGGTCTTTACGAATCTCAGCAAGATTCTTCTCAGCATCAGCAACCGAGAACACAGCCTCCTCAACCGCATACACAGCCCGCTCCTGAGAACGCTGAGCCTTAGCCAACTCAGCCTGCGCAGCCAACGCCTCTGGTGAACCAGCACCATAGCCACGCTCAATCTGAGCCAACTTAGCCTTAGCAGAAGCCAAATCATTATTGGCATCAGTCAACGTGGCGAGCGACCTTTTCTCAGACTTCTGTGCATCACTAAACCTGAGCTGTAATGAAGTTGACTTCTTCAACGAATCGCCATAAAACTTTAACTTTTGCTCAGCCGTAACGATTGCCTTCGTCGCACCCTTCAAACCACTCGTGTCATCACCGGTCAATTCCTCAACTGAACCTTTTAGGCCTTGTTGCGCTCGAATGGCTGACGGAATACCCCGCACCGCATAGTTGTCAATACCTTTGGCAACAGAATCAAACTGTTTAGATACTGACCCCACATCAATAAAGTTCTGAGTTGCTTTGTAGAAGTCTTTTGCTGCACCAACGAAGTCACGAGTTGTCAGTTTGAATGTCGCACTTGTGATGAAAAACGCTTTTGCTAAAACATTCACCGCATTAGCAGCACCAATAGTTATCGCTTTGAATACGCTGATGACCTTTGGCCCAGCGTTACCTGATTCAAATATCAACTGCTGAAACGCACCAACTAGACCCTTCTCGCCCATCACAGTCACGATGCGTTGAACGGCTGGAGCAACATTGTCTACCAAGAACTTTGAGAACCGTTCCAGATATGGCAGTAAGGCTGCACCGATTGATTCAACAATCTCCCCGAACTGTCCACCCAAAATCTTTAACTGTCCACCGAAGGTGTTCGCAGCAGCTTCCGCTGCACCACCGAACTGATCGTTCAACAACCCTAGAACTTTGTCAAAGTCTTTAGACTTCTTCGTTGCATCATCAAGCGGAATACCTAAACGGGATAACGCTGTGAACTGTCCCTGACTGGCACGAGATAGGGCGATGGAAACTGATGCTAGGTCTCTGCCTGTGGCGATAGAAATATCTTGAGCAAGATTGAGCAGGTCTTGTGATTTGGTGAGGTCGCCTGTCGCTCGAACTAAAGTCCCAAGCGAAGCCCGCAACTCGGTATCAGATGTTCCTGTGCGAAGTTGTGTGACCGAAATATATCGCTCAGCCGATTGAGTCAACGCCTCGTTAGCACCAAAGGTTTTCTCAAGCTGACGCTGTAACTCTGCCTGCGACTTCTGGTCTTCCATCGCAGCCTTAACCGCCCCAACCAACCCAGCCGTAATCCCACCCAATGCTGCGGTAGCACCCGCAGCCAACAAAGCAAAACCAGGTATCGAATTAGAAACCGACTTCTGCAACCCTTTCAGGCCACCAGACACCTTCCCGAAACCTGAAACAGCACCAGCCGTGTCGGAAATAAACTTAACAACGAACGTCCGCTCACCAGCCATGCGACGATTCTACTCAATAACAGACAACCCATTCCGCAAAGCAACAAACTCATCAAGCATCGCAGAATACAAAGCCTTCCCCGACAGACCATCCCAACGAGAAATATCTGTAGGCGCATCCCACCAAGCCTCAGACAACACCTCTGCACCAGCACGACGTGGACGAGGCTGACGCACCTGCTTCGAGCGAAGCGACACAGGATTGATGACGGGTTCAACATCTAACCTGAACGACGAATCCAATAACTGACCATGACCCTCATGGAACTCAAACGGCTGATCGGGTGCATGTTGAGGTAGATAGAAAATACGAGCAGGGTCTTTAGTCTGAGGGTCACCAACCAACCCGATACGGTCATGCAACTCAGCCCACACAACCCGCCACAACGAAGCAGGCACCTTCTCCGCTAACGGCAAAACAAGGTGATAGTGAGGATCGTCTAAACGATGCGAATAGGTGGAATACGCAAACCATTCCAAACCGTCAAGACGTGCATGGTCAAACGCTTCACCGTCCATGTCAACAACCAACGCCTCAACAAACCTGACATTACGGTTGCCTCTGGTAGTGCCAGGGTCATACTCAACCGGAGACCACAACGCACCAGCATCCTTGACAGCGTTCTCCTCATGGAACGACAACAGCTCTTTCAACTGCTCCCAAGACGAAGCGAACCGCTTCGGATATATCGACTTCGTGTTAGCAAATAAAACAGCCATAACCCCTCCTCCTAGAAGGGTACAGGAAAGTCAGCCGAAGTCAAGCACCATTCTTCAACGCCTTAATCCTTGACGAAAACCATGCCACTACTGGTCTGGTTCCAAACACCACCAGCCTCAGCACGGGCTTTCGCAATAGCAGCCTTATCATCAGCCAACTTAACCAAGACCCGATCAATCGCTTCCAAATACTCCTTAGCGATATTCTCTTTTTCCTTACGGACAGTAGGCCAAAAAAAGTAACCAGAACGCCCACGATGCCTCAAGAACTGTTTGGTTCTTGGTGTAGCCCCACCACCGAACTCAGCACCAAAGAACACATCACCCCTGGTGACTGGACGTTTACGATTCTTATTCGGATTGGACTTAGAAATAAACGGGGATTTTTCGCTAAGAGAAACCGTTGGAATACGGTCAGACCTTGCCTTCATTCCCCTCATCACCTGAATTGCCTGACGAGAACGAGTCACAGTTGCAGCCTCAGCCTTAGCCTTAATGACTAGGTTCGCTGCCACTTGACGGGATGCCTTGCGCATCTCTTTATTGAAGTTGGCATCAGCTCTTGAAGCGTCACGCAGAAACTCTGCGATACCAGTAATTTCAACTGGAGCATTACCGCCAGTAATGCTGACTGAACCTGCTCTACCAAAAACTGCCATACAGCAAGACTACTTGTTTAGATGGATTGCTCTCCAACGCAAATATGCAAACATCGTGAACAACATTCGAGGGTCTTCCGTCAGCAACACCGAAGGAGCGATACCTGTCTCAACAGACAGGTATGCAATCATCCAATGGGCTGACTGGTCTCCAAAGGGACGATCACAGCGTCAGCTTGGTTACCCAACTCCAATGCTTCAATCTCGTTAATCCATGAATCAAAATCTAAACCTGTGCGCTTCTGACGATGTTCAGAATGCCAAGCTAAGAAACCTAAATCGGTGAGAGTTAGTTCGGCCTCAAACTTTGCAACGCTCTTACTGAACTTCTGTTCAAAGGCGATGAAGTCTGGGAACGCAGCAATAATGGTGCGTTTCTTTTGATCCAATGACGACGTTACTTCTAACGCTATTTTCATTTTTCCTCCGCAGGGTTAAGGGTTAGTTAGAAAAGATTATGCGCCGGTACCAGTCTTAGTTACTGCACCATCGATTGGATACGTTACAGAGGCGGTAGCAAGGTCGCCGATGGCACCTTGGATTGGCTGCCAAGTTAGGGGCAGGACATTAAACGCATACTGCGGATTGCTAGAAGAAGCAGCACCAGTTCCGTTTGGCTTGACTGTCATTGGTACAGAAGTACCAGCGTTCCAAGCATCGTAGAACAACTTCTCAATCGTTGGGTAATCCTGATGCAGATCAAGTGTGATTGCGTTGTCTGCAAGGCCTGCGATGCGGGTTACTGCACCAGACGAACCGAACGATGTTGTAGCAACTTCAGCCTTTGTCAGGTTGAGTGTTACTGATGCAACATAGGACGTGATGTCGGTGTTAGCTGTGCCGAAGGTGACCGCTACGTTTGTGAGAACTTGCTTTGCCATATTGGATACTCCTGCCTTCCGGCACTCGAAGATTTACTACTGAAACTCTACACGCTCGCAGGATTGCGTATCAACTAAGCGTACACCACCACACGGAAGTCAACCATCAGATAGGTCGCATCGTTGCCATCCATCGTGGAGATATTGCTCGCAGATTCAACCAGCAGGTTCGACACCACCCCACCCAACGAGCGATCCGCTTCCAACGCTGCACGAACCGAAGTCGTACCCTCATAGGACAAGTACCCGTCCAAAGCAGTCTGAGCTGTGCGCTCCGCAGACCTACCCACAACCACAGACACCACGAAGATATGGGTCACCAACCCACCACGCATCGCCCCGTTGTAAGTAATTGAATCCAACATAGGCCAAGCGAACGGAGCGTTCAGATTGTCCGGTTGCTGGGCATAAGCCCTCAACCCTGGGATCGTGGCTAAAGCGTTAGCGATACCAGTCTTAATCTCTGTGACTGAATAGCTCATGCAAATATCCGCATACGACGATACGGTTCAACCAACTGAGCCATATCAGGGTCAAGGTATCGAGACACACGGATTTGTCCGAGATCGCCAAATCCGACTACACCCAAAGGCGAGTCGTAGCGTTTGAAGATGCGTGAAGCCTGAATGATCGTTGCCTGCGTTACAGGCTCCGGCACAGCAGGCCAACCAAACACAGCAGTCACCTGAACCAAAGCCTGCTCACCATAATTCGCATTCACCGTTGGAAACAGGTAATCACCTACAGCACGAATCTTGTCGTAACTCCACGTCAACCCATCAAGGTTTCCGTTCAATGGTTCAAGCTGGTAGTCAGATACTTTCCATGTCACATCAAAAGTTCCGTCAGCCTGTGAAGATGTTTTGAGTGTGATTGCTGTTCCAGCGATGTCATCAATGGAACAGTAGAACGAATCCTCAGCCTGATACACACGGGATGCCGTACCACTCTGCCAAAACTTACGATTGCAATAACCATCAATCAGACGTGACGCTGCCCCAACACAGTTATCAATCAAGTCATCATCAAGGGTGTCAGCCGTTCCAATGCGGAGAGCTGCCTTTACTTGGTTTCTGGTTGCGTAGCCATTGGTGATCGTCATGGTGTTCCGATTCTAGTTGATTGAAGCAGCACCACGATACTGAACACCCTCAAGCGAATAGTTCACAAACGGGTTCAACGAATACACCTGGCATGAGTACACATCCCACAACCGTTGCTTCATCGCTCGAAGGTGCATCTCATATAAAGCCCAATGCGAATCACCAGGCACATAACCATCAACCCTGTCACGCCCACCCAGAGAACCACAGTCAGCCCCAACCAACACAATGAACTTCGCCCCCATGTGCGCTGCCAAGTGCATCGCCCCATGAATGCTTGAAGACCCGATAGTTAACTGCCCTGACAACACAGGCCAATCCTTACCGTGCGGATCAAACGATGTCCCAGGTCTACCGGTACGAGTACCGAACGTGGTCAGATTCCCAGCACAACCAGCAAACACCCCATCGGTACCATGCTCACGCTCAGGAGTGAACGCCCCAATACAATCCTCACGCTTCGCCTCATGCTGAGCGTCTTCGTGATAATGGCTGAAACAATAATAACCCTTCAGCCCAAATACTGAGCCAACGAAATTAACTGCGATAGTTACCTTGTCGTCAAAGAAACTTGGTGACAGATAGTCAAGTGTCGCACCTGAGCCGAGAACATAGATGGTCTCGCCTTCATGCAGATTCTCATAATCGTCCATCGGGTCGTATTCTCTTAGTCCCATCCGAGTTCCCTTCGTCGTGTTAAGTCCCAATGTCCGGCATCGGGTAAACCTGTTTGCCAACGCATCGTGTGAAGCGCAGCGTTTGATGCGAAGCTCTTAGCGTTGCGTTCGTTTAGTTCTGGTGCAGAGTTAATCGTAGAAGAATTGTCGTGAACTATCCCAGCATCCGAAGTCCAGAACTGTATGTTGACCCGCTTCGCACGTTCCTCAAAATCGTTGTCCTCAAAGTAGGCGGGAACATAACACTCACTAAACAACCCGACCTTGGCAATCACCTCAGACCCGATCCACGCACAACACCAACCAGGCTTCGCCTCAGTCAATGTCACCGAATCAGGTTTGCAATCGTTGTAGAAAACCTCTAACTGTCCTGGCTCAAAGTATGCGTCAGAGTTCAGGATTATCCAGCCGTCAGCGTGTGGGGTT